GCAGGGCTTTCGCCTTATTTGATCTATAGTCAGGGTAACTCTGGTAATATGTCCTCTCCTTTGCAACAGTCACCAACGGATTTTCATGCCGATGAAGCTATTGAAAGTTATATGAGCATCGAACAGTTTAATAAGCAACAGAAGCAACTCGATCAGGCTATTAGAGCCGCTCAGTTGTCTAATCAGTTAAATGAAAGGCTTTTAAACTATAAGGTAAACCGTATGAGTATCGGTACTAAGTTGGATGATCTAAAGTTAATGTCTTCTATCATAGAGACTAAGGCCAATAATCCTGGACTCAGTACTCTGTATGACGATCTTTTTTCAGGTGACCTCGAAGGTATTGTAAGTAATTCGTTTGTTTCAAAAATGAATGAGTTGAAGGTTGCAATAAGTATGAAGGAAAAGGAGAAAATCGAAAAGTTGTTAGAAGGTATGGACTTCGATAATGTTGTTAAGCGTGTTAAGGCTCATTATGCCGATGATTACGGAATGGTCGGAGGTGATTGGACTCAAGGACTTGGACTATTAAAGTCTTTGGGTGGAATGTTTAGAAGGAGCAAGGTTGTACCTAATGTAAAGGGTAACACCAGGCGAGTTACTAATAAAGGTTATTTCAATTATGGGAAAGAATTTTAAAAGAAGATCGTCTAAGAAGTACGGGCGTAAGCGTTCCGGTACTTACTTAGCTGGCCGATCAGGTCGTAGGCTGTAGTATTTTTCATAAAAGGGAAGGGGGTTGCATTCCTTGCGCGTGCTGTACTTTATGAAGTGTGATTCATTCGGCTGTCGTGACAGGTCTGCAAGGAAGCAAGGGCCCCCACCCTTTTATGCCTTGCTTTCGAAAAGTTGTTTACTTTTCGCTGTTTTTATGTGTGTTAAAACAATTTATCTCCGTAAACGGCAACAGGAGGTTCCGTGCGGAAAGTGTTATCAATGTGTTAGACGAAGGCGTAACGATTGGTTTATTAGAGCAAAGATTGAGCGTATGAATTCACCTTATTGTATTTTTGGTTTACTTACTTATGCTGAAACAGATTTTAAACTAAATAAACGAGATGTTCAGCTGTTCCTAAAGCGACTTAGGATTAAAGGTTATACGTTAAAGTACCTTATTGTAGGTGAGTATGGAGAGGAAAAAGAGAGGCCGCATTGGCATTGTCTTTTTTTTTCAAAGGTTCCCATTGCTTTTAATGATATCGCGATTTCGTGGAAAGGTGGTTACGATGATGATACCAACCGTAATAAAGCCGGTTGGGTTAATTTTTCAAATGTGCGTTCGGATAAGGCGTTACGGTATTGTGTGAAGTATATTTATAAGTATGACGGTACCGAAAAGAAGTTTGAAATGATGGTTTCAAAGCAACCTGCCTTGGGTATTGATTATTTGAAAAACCAAGTTTTTCATCTTGAGCAAAAAAGTACTAAATTTAGGGTTAACGGTGTACCCGTTGCTATGCCTCGTTATTATAAACGTAAAATTTTTGATGATTATCCAGATATAAAAGAAGAAGTTAACGATGCACTCGCGGCTACAGTAGCGCGATTGGATCAGGCTGAATTGGAAGGACTAAGCCGTCAATATCCTGACCTTTCCTATGGTGAATTATTAAATATTAAAGATAAGTTAAATGAACAACGAAATGATTATGAACGCTCCAAAGAGCGAAACCGTAAAAAGAGCCGCTGACCTGTTAGGTCGTGCTTCTTTTATGTTTGAAGTTTACGCTAAGCTGTTACAGACAAATGAGTGTGTGGCGGTACGTGTCAGAGCTTTCGAGCAGATGAAAAAAGATGTAGTAGAATTAGTTCAATTTTTTGATCAAAATGAAAACGATTTTTGATACAGTTCAGTTAAACGCTCCTAAGAGGAGTAAGTTTGACCTATCGCATGAGTGGAAAGGTACAATTCCTTTCGGTGCGTTAATTCCAACGATGTGTCAGGAGGTTTTGCCTGGTGATGCCTTTCGTGTAGATACTAATACGCTTGCTCGTTTTCAGGCGTTATTGTCTCCTCTGATGCATCGAGTGAATTTATATACTCATTATTTTTATGTTCCTAATCGGATAATTACCCGTCAATGGACGAGGTTTATATCATATCAGGGGAACCGTCCGCGCGAGTCGACTTTTCAGTCTATCTTGCCGTACTTTACTATTCAAGGTGCTAAGGCTCAAGGCACAAACGGCGGTGCCGCTAATGCTTTAAAGGATGGTTCACTTTTAGATTATCTTGGATTTCCAACAGCGCCAAACGATGTTACTTTCTCTGCTGATGGTACGATGGATTTACTACGCATTAATGCGTTGTTTCCTTTGGCTTATCAACGTGTTTGGAATGATTTTTATCGTGATCCAAATTTTACGCAGCCTATGTTTAGTGAAGATTCTACTTCGGGAGTAGATCCAGATGCGCTATTGAAGTTGGATTCCATTGTAGGACAAATAACTTCTCAGGTTATCCCTAATCCTGAGCAGTCATCCCCTTTGTTGACTATTACTGCATTGGAGGCGTTACTGACTTTGCGTTGGAGGTCTTGGGAAAAGGATTATCTTACAGTTGCTCAGCCTCACGCTCAGTTGGGAAATTCAGATGTCCGTGTACCTATTACTATTCCTGCAAATAGCCTTGGCGGTGGTGGTTCTATTCCCGGCACTGATACTACTATTGGACGAACTGGTGGTATTCAATATCCCGGCTCTGCTAATAATCCCAGTGATGGAGGTTCTTTTACTGTTTCGGCTTTACGTGTTGCCAGAGCTTTAAAGTTGTGGCTTGAGAATTCCTATCGTGGTGGTAGTCGTTATGCTGAACAGCTTTGGAATCATTGGATGGTTGCATCTGATGACGCTACTATCGGACAGGCTCAGTATCTTGGTGGTGCAATTCAGCCTATCGTTATTTCTGAGGTGGTTACTACCGCACCGGCTACGCCTACACAGACTAATATACCTCCGGCTTCGTTGGTCGGCCATGGAATTAGTTACTCGTCAAGTGCCGGATTTACTAAAAAGTTTAAGGAACACGGAGTTGTCATTGCTATTACTTCGGTGGTTCCTCGGACTGCTTATTTGTATTCTATGCCTCGCGGTTTTATGCGGATGGAGCCGTTAGATTTTGCTTTTCCAGAGTTTGCACAGTTAGGCGAACAGCCTGTACTCGGTTCTGAAGTTATGTTTAAATTATCTGGTAACACTTCACTTACTGCACCGAACTATACTAATATTCCCGTTACGGCTAATTATCATGGTATTACAAGCCGTTTCCCTATGGGATTCGTTGCGCCTACTTCGTACCTTGGTTTTAATTTGCAAAATGATCAAGCAGAGGCCAATACTGCCGGATGGGGTTTTCAAGGTCGGTATAGTGAGTACAAATATGCACCTGATACTGTTCACGGATTGTTTCGAAACAGCCAAAGTTTTTGGCATTTAGGCCGTATGCTTACCCCTAATATCGCATTGAATAATGCGTTTGTTACGTCTAATCCTCGGATGGATGTGTTTTCTGTTCTTCCTAATAATGGAGGTGCTGCAGGTCAATATAACCAGCATCCTATTAATCTACAGGTGTGGAATCGTGTATCTGTTATTCGTTCGCTTCCGTATTATAATCGTCCAATGTTATGAAAAAGGAACTTTTTGAAGAGCCGGTACGTCCGGCTGAATTTACTTTGGATCCTCGAAAGCCTCTTGCTATTACTTACTACAATGGTGATCCGTTTGAACAAGTTACAGAACCTGATATCAGTCCAAGTTTGCGCCATATGGTGCAGACTGGTCAGGTTGCTGGATTATCAAATCGTTATCAGTTTGGTGAGAACGAAGATGATGATCATGATAGTCCTGATCTCCAAAGGTTATCACAGTCTGATACTGTGGTGAAAGCTAATTATTTGGAATATTTAAACGCTTCTAAAGATGATAAAGTTGATGATAAAGTTGATGACAAGGTTGTTAATCCTGTCTCTGACGATGACGAGCCGAAAGGCGAGGCATCACGGGCATAGTCCTTTACTTGCCAATACATGCCCACTGACAGGTTTTGTTCCCGATAATGATGTGACGAGGGAGCTTGCGAGTGAGGAACGGAGTGAATGGGATTTAACCTGTCAGTTGGGATAGGCCATGCCTGCATGGATTGTCCCCGCGATTACTGCAGTAGCTGGAGTAGTCGCAAATGTGCTAAATCAGAGACGGGAGAAACGTAATTACCGCGCTCAGCAGCGGTATAATTCTCCAAAAAATCAGATGAAGCGTTATAGTGATGCAGGGCTTTCGCCTTATTTGATCTATAGTCAGGGTAACTCTGGTAATATGTCCTCTCCTTTGCAACAGTCACCAACGGATTTTCATGCCGATGAAGCTATTGAAAGTTATATGAGCATCG